TGCGGATTTCATATCCGTTCTTGTTGAATTTAACTTCGGGAAGTTTTGGTGTGTAGTCTGACATTTTATTTCTCCTATGTGTGTGTGTAATGTCAATCCGTAAAGTGGATTAGTCTTTCTTTGGAAAGTATCTGTTCGTGATACAATCCATAGAATAGTGAGCAAGATCAACTGCATTATTGGTCAGCATCTTGGCAAATTCTGTTTGACTATTGATATAATTATGAGCAGCACGATTTAATGTGGGATCTGTAATAATCTTATCAGTTAAATCACGTTTGACACCTTGAAATGCATCAATAAAAAATGCTGCATTCATTGTGGGCTTGAACCATGGTAGTAAGGGATTAATCATAGTGTAATATTTATCTTATTTAAATTTCTCAGGAAAATTTAAATCTTCCCATTCTTCATCTGTAACAGGCCACCAATTCATGGATGAACTTCAAGGTTTTTAGGATCAAACCGTAAAAAATAGCATAATGCTATGATGAAGTTTAACATGTCCATTTTAATAGTAATGATGAATTTTATTGTGTTTGCGATATTCATAAACAACTTCACCACACATAACTAAAAATTCATAAAATTTACGAATATATTTCATAATACGGTCCGTGTGTCGTAAGTGAATCGTCTAATGAGATTGTCAACATCTCCACCGTGTTGTGGATTATGAGCAGCAATAAATCGCTCTAAATCTGTTTGATGATTGCTAAAACGCTCAAGTAAATTGAAAAATTTATTGAATAATATAAACATTATATGTTTCCTTTTTGTTGATAGTAGTTACTTATGGTTTCTACTAATCTATTTAGTCCTAATTTTTGCATTGCAGCATTTTGAGTGCTAAAAATGGGGATATTATCCCCATTTCGTGTCGTAGATTCTAAGTGCCAAGTACCTAGATAATTCTAATCTAAATTTAATATAATCATTAAGCTCAGATTCTACTACCTTTTTTGGTAAAATGATATCACGACGGTAACCTGCATGTAAGTCTAAGTCTTCAATGGTAGTACCGTCGTCATCATCATCTAAACAAAAATTACTTAGCTGCCGGTGCTGCTGTGGTAGCTGGCGCAGCAGCCTTTGTGTCGGCTTTGGCAGGAGCCTTGTCTTCACTTTTTGCAGGCTTTGCAACGTCATGCTTATCCTGTTTGGTAACTGCATCTACTTTAGCAGGTGCAGCAGCAGGTGCCTTAGCAGGAAGCTTAAGCTCAGTAGGTGCAGCAGCAGGTGCCTTAGCAGGCTCAGAAGCAAAAGCGGTAACAGCAAAAAGACCAGAGATCAAAGTAGCGATTGTTTTCATTTGGTTTTCCTTTATAAAAAATGAAACGTAGATTTTTGTGTCTACATATATATTAACGTGCGAGATACAGATTCCGTTGACAGTTTGTAAAAACTCTTTGCCCATTATTATCATAAATACTAGATGTTATACATATCATATCAAGGTGTTTTCGATGGTCAAAATTTTGACAAGGCCAACACTCCTCAGCAAATTACAAATGCATTTAACGCCGGTTATTCGTGTATGGTCAATGTTTGGCGTATCAATGGTGTACTATACATTGGAACTGGGCAGCCTGTAATTGAAGTAACTCCAAAATATCTACAAGGTAAAAGATTTTGGATTAACGCTCTTAATACTGAAATGCGAGATTGGATTATTACACAGCCAGTTAAGTTATATCCAAATTATTTTTGGTTTAACAATGTTAATGAAAACAACCCAACTACTGCTAGTGGTGGTCAAATCATTACTCCGGGAACCATTCCTATAAGTACTTCCAGTATTCTTTTCCTTCCTGAAATAAATGATAGAGGACTATTCAGTACAGTACATGTAAGGTGTTATGGTATATGTAGCTCATACTTGTCATTTATTAAAAGAATGCGTAATGAAGGTATTTATTATTAACGACCTCGGCCAGTTCTGCGTACTACACTAGATCCACCAAAACCCTTTGTATTTGGCTTAGGTACTTTAGGTTGATTATATACCTGATTCTTTTTTGGAGGCATCGTAATTTTTGGTTTCTTGGTTTTATCTTCTTCTGTCATCTTTTCACCTTTATAGATTCTAAATAATTTGGCACAGTGCCATATAAACTAATCATCATTGCAATTTTGCTATCAAACAATTTAATGCGTGGTTTATCATTAAGCTCACTAGTTGGATGTTTTCTATTTGCATCAATATAGTAAGGGCATTTAATTTTTTTATTTAATTCTAATAAGTATTCATGCCATTTACCTACAGGAGCTAGCAAGTCGTATTCATAGTATTCAATTTCCGCTAATAGAAATGCGGCTAGACCTTCATCTTTTAATCTAAGACCCTCTTGTCTGCCTGTTAACCACCATTTAAATATCAATTGGTCTATTGGCAAATCACTATCATTAAACAAGTGTTTGGGTATTTCTGCTAGAACAGCTTCAGTAATATACTGTTTAATAGATTTACGTGGAGGCATCTGGGTAAACGCATGTCCCTGAATTCATAAATACCACAGTAAACTTATCTGTTTTAAACTGTGAATTTAATCTACGACATAAATTTCTAGCATGACCTGGATTAGAGAAACTTGTTTTTTTGTATTTGGGAGTAGTTTCATTGTCTAAGTAATGTTGTGATTTAAAATTAATAGGTTGATTTTCATAGAATACAGCCCAAATACCAAATGCTTCTACGATTTGATCACACTTGTATGTAGTTTTATCTACTATCTCCATTAGTACTTTGGGTTTAGTTCTACTCATTTAAACTTGCCACCTTTAATTTCTAATTTAATTTCTTCTGGTGCCTCTTTTTTCTCATTACTTTTATTATAAAAGTCAACAAGGATGCTTGCTAACTCATCACGCAAAATTCTAGCTTCCCCGATAGGAATCACAACATCTCTGCTCTGTTTACTTTCAACTAATGAAACTTTTTCTATAAACCTTTTAATTTGAATCATACGGTATTTATCAAGCTTTCTGCTTCCTCTTTAGTAAGAAAAGGTCCTATATATTTATACCGTTGAACAAAAATATATTTAGGACAAAATACTATTTCGTTTTCTTGAAGTTGATTGATAACAAACCAGCCGGCTGCATAAAAGCATTTGCTTTTTTTAGTTTTGGTAAACAAATGTAATTTACGTTTAATATCTAGTATAGAATTATAAAATTTAGCTGGAGTTGGAAAATTATAAAAAGGCAAGTCTGATTTGATTTTTGTCTTTAAAGATTCAAATTCAATTAACGTATACTTTTTAATATCGTTGGTAGTTTTAAAAAAATGATTGTTACCATTTAGTTTTAAATTATACCCTGATTCTTCAGCCGTTACGTTACCGACTTTTTTCTCACCGTCAGTAACTACCCAATATTGATTCTTAATTACCGGTTTGGCAATCAATGATTTATTCATTTAAACTCCGTTGTTCACAAATATTTCCCTTATAAGGATTGTTGAGCCATTTGGCATAAGTTTCAGCCTGCTCACTGATTTTAGTTAATTCATATTTTCCACAGAACCGCATGAAATGCACACCAACTTGTGGAGTAGTATTTATACGAACTTCAGATTTGATACGCTGATCTACTTCTGTTTTAATATCTTCAGGTTGTGCGGTCAGATCAATTAGGGTACGATTGCGTTCATAGCAATCTCTAACACGATGTTCTACACCCTCATGATCGACCCAACGTTGAAGCATCATATTATTCCAATTAAATCCCTGCTTAGTACGATCCGCATAAGCTTCAATCAATCCAACTTTATTTTTACTGCCTTTAGTGCGAACGCCTGGATAAGCGGAGAATACATTATCAGTAGAGTCACCACGCATACATTTTTCAAATAGATGAAATTGTGGATCACCCAATAGTTTAGGTTCTTTTGTTTTTTTATCTAGAACCAACCTTCCTTTCTCATCATGATATCCCTCTGTAGTGATAAGTTGGTTAGTGATACCGTTGTACTGATTGACGTTTTCATTAATAAGTTGGATATAATCAGTGTCAGAAGAAATAATGTAATGCGTATCATTAGGATGCAAATGAATAAAACGGGCAATGATATCATCAGCCTCAGCCCGTTCATGCCTGAGTACACTGACATTAGTTTTTTCACGAAGAAATTTAGTAAACATATCATATGTTTCCCAAAACATTTTGTTTTCTTCAATGTCCGCTTCAGTCATAACGGATTCATCTAACTTGCGATTTGCCTTATATGGCTTATAGTAATCCTTACGCCAGCTGCGGCCTTCTAGACATACCACTACGTGATCAATTTTAAATTTTTTAACTACCTGATTTACACTTGCTAATGTAAGATGCAGAGCCATCCCGACCTTTTCTTCCACTGTACTATTGCGGCTAGCGATATGCCGAGCACGGAAGAAGGTATTTGCGGTATCGATAAGTGCGTATTTCATGATTAGGATAGTATATAGTTAGACATAACGTACAAAGTATACTATTATTTTAAATTATTGTCAAGTTTTTTAAAACTTTTCGCAAGTAAAAGCACCCGTTCTTTAAAATCGTCCATGGTTTGATCCATTTTCATTTGGTTAACCCACCATGCCACGAACCATACATTTTGTGGTGTGTATCCATTATTGCTATTAATTCTATCAAGTGAACATTTATTGGGTAATGGTCTATTTTTTCCTAGTTCTAAAACGATAGGGACACCACTAAGGGCACATTTACCTTCTTGTTTCTCAAAAAGTTTAATTAAAAAATTTTTTAATTCTACTTTACCTTCATCACCCTGCCACTTTTCAGATAAATGAATTTTTCTTTCTTTTTGAGACCGTGACAATTTATTGACCATTACTTCCCAAAACAAATTAGAATCGTTTTTTACTTTATCTTTGTAAAAGGTATCATAATCATACCAGCTTGATCTTAGTTGTTGAATAAGCTTTTGATGTAGGTATCTGTTGTTTAACCTAACCTCTGCCAGTGTTCTACATGGACCAGCTGTAATTCCCTGATTATCCATGTACTGAAACATATTATTAATTGTCCCTTGTCCTGAGCTAAATTTATTAATTAAATTTTCATACTGCAAAAAATCTTGTTGCGAAAAAGATTCAATTAAAGGAAGGTGTTCTTTTAATTTATTAGTTTGACTATCATAATTTATTTTTTTAGGTTTAGTTCGCAATAACTTTTTTTTAGTGGTAGTATCAATTTTTTTGCTACCTAATTTAGACATTAATAATCCCTCTAGGTATTTGCGGTATCAATGAGAGCGTATTTCATACATGTATTATATTCTACTATTTAAAATAGAGTCAAGTTAAATGGTTTCCAAAAACTTATCAGGATCGTTTTTAATGTTTGAAAAATATTTACTGGGACGATAGGGCAAATGATTTGATTTAACCCGATAAATTTCAGTATAATTGCAGACTACAATTCTATCTTCAATTGTGCTGACCAATTTTTGCAAATCATTTAATTCACTATTTGTGTCGATCCATTCAAGTTTTCTGTCAATTAAAACCAATAATTGACTACGATGTTGATTTTTAAACCAACGTTCTAACGCTTCTATTTGTGACCGTTTCCCATAATATAAATTACAAAACGTTTGAATTGATGCCGAGGGATAACAATATCCCTTTTTTAATCGCCTCTCTTCATTGGTTGTAATGCCAAACCCTTTAATATTATTGTGTGATAGTTCTAGCAGATAAAACCAAGAACAATCACCAGTCAATGCTATTGCTTTGGACATATCCGTCTACCTTGTTTTTAATATGGTCAGGCAAGTAATCATAGATATCTTTATTATTATGAACAAAATTATAGGCATGACTGGTTACTTGACAAGTCCCGTTTAATTTCAAATAAATTTTTTGCATGATAGACAAAAAACAATCATCAGTTGGACTAGGAACTTTCTTTGCCAAAGGATTACACGCCCTGAACCAACGCTCATGTGTATTTGTAACCTCAATACGAGCACCTGCGAGATCCGTAAAAAAGTCAAATACAATAGCGTTTACATGGTCTGAAAGTTTCACTAACTCTTTTTTAGTCCAACCAACACTTTTGCTATATGCAATCATATTTCCATAAAAACCATATGCGGCATCATCCAAGTGTGTGCCGTGCCAGTGTGCTTTATGCCGTTCTAAACTAAATTCTACTTGGTAGTATTCATATTTTTGTAATGCATCGACCCGACTGATAGTCCCGGCCTTACCGTGATGAATACTTTGCGGGCTGACAGGAAGAGCCTCATATTTTTCGCAAAGGTCTTGTAACATCACTTCTTTTGCAAACATTGCCCCGTATGCATCTGGATATTGTCGTCCTAAACCTACTTTAGTTTTTAAATGGTCAATGCTAGTCCACTTTTTCTGACCTAACCCATTTCGTGTCATAGCACTATATGCTGGCAATCCTGCACTTGCATTAGGGATAGTGTATGATGGATATTTTGCTTTAAGATAATTTTTAGGATCAACTTCCTTAATAAGGCCATGTTTACATAACAATGCAAACATGTCAATTCCATGCATTGTGTCGTAATCGTACAGTTCGCCGTTTACATCTGCTAAAAAAACAGGGCTTGATAATGAAGGATTAAAAACAGGTAAGGTGTTTGCTATGTGCGATAAAACTAAATCACGTTGAGCAATTTCGTCAAACAATATATCACCGAGTTCAGTATATCCCGAAATACCAAAATCGTGGATACTAAATTGCACTTTCTGTGCAATAAATTGGTTAATTGCATCCATGATTTTGGGATTTTGTTCAGACAATTCAACAAGATCCTCAATCTTTTTTGGCTTGCGATTGACAAGATTTTTAGGATCTACAGGATTATAGATTTTAGTAATGTCAATTTTTTGACCTTTTGGAATTGGAAGTTTCATGCGTACTCTCGTAGAGTTGTTGATAAGATTCTATAATAGACTAAATTTGAATTGCTGTCAACCTTCTTAGCTGACCTCTGTACGGCCGTTGCCCAAATCTTTGGTTCTAATGTTACGCATGTCTGACATACCCCTCATGTCGGGATCAGCCTGTTGCTGTTCGTAGACTTCTAAAGCAATGTTCCTACACACTGTTTGAAACCACCGATCCACAATAACATCTTCGGTATCCTCATCCTTTTTCTTATACCCGGCTCGGATAAGGTTCAAAATGAACTTGTCATTCCAATCTAATTCAAACGCCCCGTTGTTCACATTGTTTGGATCAAGATCCATACTAACAACATGAATATATGGCTCACCATTTTTAGTTGCTAACTCTTTGGGACTAAGTTTAACCTCTTCTTTAGGTGCACGAGGCTTAGGTTCTTTCTTAACAGGTTCTTGAACAGTTGGTTCGGGTCGCTTCTGAAACAGTTTCTTTAATTTATCAAACATAACTTACCTTTTGTTTGTGTCTATCTAGTAGTTTAAAACTAGCTAGATTTTTCGCCTTGCTCTCGCACATAATATCAAATTTATCATAGAAAGTCAATGCCCAATCATTAACCGCATCATTCCAATAATATTCGGAATGAGCCCTAAGTTTTTGTTTATTACTACCAGATTCAATTAGTGCATTATAATTGGGTAGGGTGTCTCGGGCATGATTAATAAGATAGTCTTCACGGCTGACAGAGTAATGAAGAGTAGGCCTAACACCACGCCAAGAATCAATAATTTTTTGAATACGCGGATCATTTGCGTTAATATACTCGCCTGTTTTTACCCAATGATGATGTAGGTCGAGGACCAAAGCACAAGTATCTACCAACTCTAGGCTAGCCTCGATACCCCATGAGATTTCGTCGTTTTCAATGGTGATTGAATTTCTTGCTTCGGGGGATAAACGTCCAACCACGTCTTTGATACCTTGGGGACCGCGTTTACCCGAGATGTGTACGTTGATTTTAATGTCTTGGAATTCCTTGCCGTATCCCATACACCTAGCCATGTCAACATGATATTCAAATTCCTTTATAGAGTTATTTATGATTTCTTCACTAGCACTTGCAAGAACTGTAAATTGACCTGGATGAAAAGAAAGCCTTACATCATTTGCTCTTGCTGTTTCACCAATTGGCGCAAAAAGTTCTTCCATACGCCTACGAACGTCACTTTGTTTGTAAAAGTATTCCCAATCACTATGTGTATACCCAGTCATCATATCACTAGTTAGCCTGACCATTTTTAGAGCAGGCTCTAGTGTGGCAATACGCTTAACAAGATTGTGTGTATTAGTAATGTTCTTTTCCATTACATCCCACATCTTTTGTTCGGCTACTTCACGCTTTACTTTTTTGAGAAAGGTAAGTGTAGTGCCACCTGTGTTAAGTCCTTCAACGCTAGAGATTTCCCCTTTCTTGTTGATTTCTGAAAATTTGCAAGCAAAGCCGATACGTTTGATAGATTGATTTGTCAATTTAAAAGTCCAAAGTGATAAATACATAATTAGTGTATCACATTTACACAATAAAGTCAACTATATACGGAAACATCATGAGAATAACTGAAATCATATCCGAAGCCAGTAATCCAGCACAACAAGCTGCCATAGCCATTGCTATGAAGAAAGCTGGTAAAAAGCCAAAATCAGAAAATTTGAATGAATTATTTGATCCAATGACAGAATACTATAAATTGACCAATGGTCAACTAATTAAGGTAGATTATAAACAGAATGGAAACGCTGATGGTCAGCCAGGCACAATCAACGTATCAGCAGTAGATCCTAAACTTATGCCAACTCAAGGCCAAGGAACACCACCTTGGGACAAAGCGCGAACCAATATTAGAGCGGCTATACAGAAATGGGTAGCTGATGGTCAAAAAAATATGGTAGAAGGTGAAACTTGGGCCAAACACAATCACAAACGTGTTGGTGGAATGAGTAAGAAAAGTGTTAGTGTATACCGTAGAGAACATCCTGGCAGCAAGATTCAAACAGCGGTAACTACCAAACCAAGCAAACTCAAAAAAGGTAGTAAAGATGCCAAGCGCAGAAAGAGTTTCTGTGCAAGAATGAAGGGTATGAAGAAACACAACACAAGTGCCAAAACAGCCCGTGACCCAAATAGCAATATAAATAAAAGCTTGCGTAGATGGAATTGTGAAAGCATTGAAGAACTACAAGAATTGGTTATGTTGGCTGAACAATTTATACAGAGAAATAGGAAATAAAGAATCATGAACCTCAAAGAGTTATACGAAGGGACTGTTCCAAAATTACCCGGTGCTGCCGAAGGCATTCAAATAATGACCCCTCAGCAGTTTATTGCTAAATCTGCTCAAGGTGAAGAACCTGAACCCGAACAAGAGGTAGCGGAAAGTTCACAAAGAGTTGACCGACTTGTTACTAGAGCATTACAAATAATGCATGGGGGGACACCGGCTGATGCTATAGCAGCATTAAAAACAGTCCTTGGTGAAATGGAATATAATGAACGTCCACAATTTTATGCTTTCTATATTGGACAAATGCTTGATATGTACGGCAAGAAAGGTGTAGCGGAAAGCTCAGGTGATACTGTAGATTTTGAAGTTGATAGTGAAAACGCTTACAACCAAGTTATGAAAAAATTTGGTGATGTGATTGACTGGCACGGTGATGCTATGGTCGCTCCTCGAAAGGATTGGGGAGATATACAAGAATTGGTATACTTAGCCGGTGGCAAGGCAACTGAAGTTGGTGACGAACATATAGCAGAAGGTGAATTAGACAAATTCAAAAAGTATATTAGACCAGTAGTAACTACTACCCCAAAGATTGAAAGAACTACAAACCCTGCAGGTAGAACAACTGACCATGTTGAATGGAAAGTTACAACTCCTACAGGTGAGATTTATAGATATAAATCTAAAAAACAAGCTCAAGAACATTTTGATTCTTTTGGTCAGCAAGGTGTGGCGGAAGCAACAGCACTACCTGCTAGCACCCGTGAATTAAAAGGTCAAGAACTAACAGATTATCTAGACCGTATTCGTAATCAAGACAAGAAAAAAACAGACAAATATAACTTACCTTATGTACATCGTAGTTCAGTAGTTGGATACTATAATGCTGAAGGCAAAAAATATGACACCGATGCTATCAAAAAAGGTCTAGCACAAAAGCCTGAAAAACTTCTCAAAAAGAATGAGAAGATGAAGCATAGTGACGGAGCACAAGAACAATTCTTTAATATTGGCTTCGCCGCACTAGTTGGCATCGCACTAGATGAAAACACAAATGAATTAATTGTTGTTAATACATGTCCAGGTGCTGGTAGTTGTAAAGTAGATTGCTTTGCTATGAAGGGCGGTAAGGTTCAATTTGCTGGTCCATGGTTAAGTGATGGTCGCATACTTACATATCTCTTAAATCATCCTAATGAATTCTTTGAACAATTAAAATCAGAAATTACTAAAGAAGCAGCAAAAGGCCAAAAAGGTGGTTACTCAGTAAGTATTCGTTGGCATGATGCTGGTGACTTCTTTAGCCCTGAGTATATGGACATGGCATTTAAATTAGCTCAATCATTACCTAATGTTAAGTTTTATGCTTATACTAAAGTAGCGGCTGCTGCAATGGCTGGTAAACCAGCTAACTTTATTATCAACTGGAGTGAAGGTGCAAGTACTAGCCAAGAAAAACAAATTAAGAGAAATGATCCAAACTTAGATACAACTAAGAATAGCCGTATCGTTCCTAGTAGTTTGTTTTATGACCTATTGGTTAAGGATTCTAAAAAGAATTTAGTTAAAGGACCCGAAGGTCAATGGCAAGTAATACCTGATGAATTACCTGAACTAAAACAACGTCTAGCCGATAAGTATGGTATAAGCAAAAATAGTATTCTAAGTTATGATGAATGGAATACTAAGGGTAAAAATAATAAATCCATGAAATGGAATGTTATTGTTGCCCCCGGGGAGCCTGATTTAACGGCAAATGATCCAGGTGTATTAGGCACTCTATTATTAAAGCATTAATGCGTATTAAAGAGTTATTAGAGTCGGTTCAAGTACCCATCTATCTATATAAGTGGGTAGACGGAAATCAATTTCAAAAGTATATTGATTCTAAAAAATTACCAGTGAAAAGAGGTTATGCTCACTATATAGAATCAGAAGGGAAAATGATACCCGGTAATAGTTTTACTGATAAAGAACATATTGGTAGATGGACAGGAGATACATTAATTAGAATTAATGCTAATAAAATATCTAATAAAATATATCCAATACCAGGACATAAAACTTTTATGCGAACAAAGGGTATGACTAGTACTAACTATGATCCTAATGCGTGGAAGTATGAATCTGATGATATTGATGAGTATTGGATAGCAGGACCATTAGATTTATCAAGTGCAGAGATTGTCAAGCCATCAGAAAAAAATATAACAGAAAATACAGACAATAAACCAACTATTGGTATCAATGTCAGAAGTGATGGCAATACTGATTATGCCAGTCTAATCGTTGACGGCAAAAAGAAATACGAATCTAGAAAAACTGACAGTCTTAGACCATATGTTGGTAGAACAGTTGGTATCGTTAGAACTGGTAATGGCCCTGCAGTTGCTATTGGTCAAGTAACGATTGGTGAACCAATAGTAGTAGATGCTGAAAAGTTTGATAAACTCAGAAAACACCATCTAGTTCCGCAAGGCAGTCTGTTTGATATCGGAGCCAACGATACAAAATATCTGTATCCAATGATTAACCCAGTACGTTGGGATAATGAAAAGTTAATAAAGAATAAAGGTATCGTTGCTAGAAAAATTCAAGAACAATCTAAAGATTAAATCTTTAGTAATTGCCCAATAGTAAATAAACTTTCCATATAGGGTGATACATTCTTTAACACAGAAACTTCTATATCACCTTTTCTACGTGGCCCAATCGTTACATCAATTTTACAGTTATTAATACTTTCAAATATAGTTACCATTTCTTTAACTGTATAACCTTTACCATGCCCTAAACACTCTAATTGACCAGAGGGTTTTTCAATCGCTGTTTTAATAGAATTGCAAATCTCATTTACATGTACATAATCACGAATACAAGTACCATCACCCGTATTATAATCACCACCGTATATAGTAAATTTGCCTGCTTCACGGGCTTTAATTAAATTGTAAAATAATCCATCTGGATTAGTAGGCTTAACTACTGTACTACCAATTACATTGTAAAATCTAAAGATAGTATAATCCATACTTGTCATTTCAGAATAAGACCTAACTACATCCTCTGCCGCACGTTTACTAACACCGTATGCACTTTCACATGATTCAGCAGCACCGGTACTAGCAAAAATAAAGTTTTTAGTTTTTATCTTATTAATAACATTCATAGTACCATTTAGATTAGTAATATAATACTGAATAGGTTGCTTTTCACTTTCGCCTACATTAACCAGTGCAGCTAAATGTACTACTACATCAAATTCTTCTTCTAATTGAAAATGACGGGTAATATCACAGTGATAAAATGTATGTGGTGCTAGTTGTGGTTCAACTTTGTCAAGTCCATGTACTTCGTATTCATCTTTTAACATTGAAGTAAGATGACTACCAATATATCCTGAATTACCTGTTATTAATACTTTTTTCATTATAGTCCGTCAAATAAACTTAGACCAATTACCTCTTCAACTGGTCTGAAAGATGGGTCTTTAGATAAGTATGTATCATTGTCTGTATAGATAATATTAATAAATTTTTTCTTATTAGATAACACACTTTCAAAATCTTCACGCGCCAAATGTGTACGATTCAATTCAGCAATATAATCACGGTATTTAACAGTGTCATATGTATTGATTTTAGCGGCATTAGTATTGCTTCGCTTACCTACAAAATCATCTAAAAATTCTATCCAACCTTTAGCTACTTCTTCATCTAATTTTTTAACATAATCTAATGCCGAAACTAGTTGATCACTGCCATAAATAGTTTTGATCAATTCGCTAGCATTCTTTATATCTACCTTGTGATAGTATTGACTCACAAAGTTATCACTCCAATCTTGTGTATCTAACACTATGCATGGCATGTGTCCAAGACATTCTAAGAATGCAAATGGATAATTTTCACGCAAACTAGGCATAAAGAATACACTACTACTGCGAATAAAATCTACCTTTTCTTTTCCAGTAATGCCTGCCTTAATCACATAATCAGTAATGCCTGCATCGGAGAATGCTTTTTCAAACTTCTTAGCACCATTACTGTTAGTCATTACCTTACAAGGAAGTTTACATTCTTTCATTACACGAATATATGCTTCAGGGTTTTTACCTTCTTCCCAACGACCAATGAATAGAACACCTTTACGATCACCATTAAATCTTTCTAGTAATTCACGTTCACTCATAGGCATAGGTAACAAACGACAGTTTGTTGCACCATATTTAGTTAGTTCATCAATATTCTTTTGGCTTTGTGTACCAATAACGATATCGGTAAACTCCATATGTTTGTTATAGAAGTTATGATAACTGTCTAAGAATACATCACTACCTTGACTTTCACGGAAAATCATACTATGCAAGTGTGTATAGAACACAACAGGAATATATTGATTGACAGTTATAGCATAAGCTGCGGTCATGGCTTCTTGCGTATTACATACCAACATATCATAAATGTTAGTTTCAAATCCCTGTAGTATGCTTTTTCTAAAATTTACAATTTTTTCAAAATTAATAGTATCGCTAAATGCAAATGTAGCTGTATGGTCTGAATACTTAAGAGATTCTTTTGGTGAAATAATATTTGCACCCAAGCTTTTTATAAGGTCACTAAAATCATTTGTGGGGGCCTTATCTAATATAATATCAACTTTCCAGTTGATACGCTGACACATTTCAGTAAAGCCTTTTGCAAAACTACCAATGCCACCATGTGGAATAAAATGTTGATCGCTGATTAAAAAACCGATTCGTTTTTCATAATGCTTCATCAGGTTCCCCATTGGTTTTTGAACAGAGGTACCTGAAGCCTATCACTATATCTTAGTCCATGTTTCATGGCTAGCATGGCTACATTACGATTATTCATTGAATATACACTTTCAACACCGCCCACTGGCATCAGATAAACATGACCTTTAAATCCTGCACTACGGTAAGCGGCAATAGCGCATTCAGCATCAGCAAAGTCCTGTTCTGTGGCTATCACAAATTTTAGATAGGCTGTTCCATATTGTTCGTATTCACATACCACTTCGGGTTTGATAGCATCATCCCATGCTTCACCACTACAAGGCAGTTTAGCACTGACACTAAATGTAATTTCACGATTATACCATTTTCTCCATTCTTTCAATACTAATTTAAATTCTGGAGTTAGTTTTTGAGTACCATTTGTTTCAAAAGTAATTTCTTTTAAACCATGCATTTTTAGATGATTTAATAAATCAGGATAACTACGTTGCCAACCCAATAGAGGTTCTCCACCTGTAATAACCAGGTGTTCATCACGCCATTCGTTATGTGGAAGAATTTCTATAATGCGATTAACGATAGCATCTGTAGTAAGTACAGGACTCAGTTCTTTAAATGCTGGATCCCAACTGGCATAACTGTCGCAACCTGTGCTTACTAGTGGCAGTTCTTTATAGTCTTTATAAGGAGTATTTCCATGAGCAAATGCTACCTGAATTCTTTCTAGACTTTTTTCACCACGTGACATACCAAATCCATCGCAAGTGAAATTACAGCCAAATGTGCGAAGGAACACACTTGGTACTCCCATATAAGGGCCTTCTCCTTGAATACTGTAAAAAAGTTCGCTTATTTTAATTTTATTCATTTGTATAATCTTTGAATAGTTGTATTCGTGCCTTCTTGCCTAGTTCCTGATCAAATATAACTCTTGCCGAAGTTAGCATGGCACAGGCTAACATTAGCACATCTTCTCTGTTGTCACACATCATTATTTGTCGATCAATGGGTTCCATTAATTCTGCCATACGGTCTCTGATATCACTCATTTAAAATTCCCAAGATATTCACCAATGTCGTATAATCCCTGCTATGATAAACATATTTGTAATTATATATGTTAACACAATACAGGTTCTAACCAAAGCTATTAGGTCACTTTCCTGATCCGTGGCACCGGACTTTTCGCCCAATGCTTTAGACCATAATCTCCAAATTCTAACCCTCGTAGGTAGCTGAGTTGGCTCCATGCTCAAAAACCTCGGTACTTTTAATTCTTACATTAGGGTTAATGGGATATCGCATGTTACCACTAGCTAATAATTCGGCCATTTTGTCATAACATAACTTAGCAAACATTTCACAACCTACACCTTCTACAATGCGTAAGTCACAAAGTGATCCTCTTTGGTACGGCTCAAAATTGTCTCTATTAACTTGCATTTCATCCAAACCAGTTTCGGGTAAAGTCCAATCGGTATCGATTAATGCCATTTGCTTGAAAAATTCTAAATGAGGATCATCATGAGCAATAACCAGTGTATGGTCAAACATATAGTCTGCCCATGCTTTAAATTCTTTTAGACCACCAAAGTCCATGCACCAGTTTTTGTCATCTAGTGTTTCACATTCAAATACTAGTTTGATCCCAATGCTATAACCATGTAGAGTGCTACAATGACTATGCGTAGCACGCCATTGCCTAAAACAGCAACTTAATCCACGATCATTACCATATGTTTTAGTTGAATAGAACTTTGCCATTAGATTGTTGCCAAGCTTTTAACAAGAAGGCTAACTTCATCATTAGATAAAAAGAATTGATATGTAGAAGTATCAACTACTTCATCATCTTTATTTTTTGTTTCTTGTACAAATTCAATGTGGTTTAAATCTTTAGGACTAACACATTTATTACTTTTAACTCTGAGTTCATAGCCAGCTACTTTTTTCAATGTAAATTCTTTCATTTTATTACCTTTTTAAAATATTAATCACTCTGTTTTGAGATTCTTCTTTTAAGAATTCTTCTTCACCTGTAAACTTACTGGAACTTTCAATGATATCATCTAACATAAATTTAATATGATATAACTCTTTTTTTATTTCCCATTGAGTGAATCCGTCGTTGTATAGACTACGAAGCTCTCTTCCTGCTAGTCTAATTTGATGACAGACCATATTTAAATCTAATGGTTTTTTAAAGCCCATCTTTATACCTTACATGTACAGTTTCTACCTTGATTGCAATTTCCATTGCAATTGAGATTAGATGGAGTTTTAAAGATTGAAAAATATATTATAGCAAGAATTACAGCTAATGTCAACATTATCAACATTATCGCATCCTTGCAATCTGATAGAATTCATTACGAACTTCAGGATCAGATTTGAATCCGCCACCAAGCCTAGTAGTAACAGTACTACTACCGGTATCCTCAACTCCCCTTGATACCACACAATAATGTCTAGCATCAATCATAACCGCAACATCATTTGTTTCAAGGATAAATTGTAATGCATAGAAAATCTGTTCAGTCAACCTTTCTTGAATTTGTGGTCTCTTACTAAAGTATTCTACAATACGATTAATTTTACTAAGACCCAATACCTTTCTTTTTGGTACATAAGCTACGGTCGCTAATCCATCAATAACCACAAAATGATGTTCACAGTTACTTTGAACATTGATATTGCGTTCAACTACCATTTCATCGTAATGCATTTTGTTGTCTACTGTAGTACATTTTGGGAATGCTTCATAATCAAGTCCCCAAAATATTTCTTGTACATACATTTTTGCAACACGATTGGGTGTTTCTATTAGACTGTCATCAGTTAGATCCAATCCAAGAGTACTCATAATCTCACGAAAATGATGCTCAATTTTATCAATCTTTTCTTTACGATCAATACCGTTTGCAATAGTAGGAGTTTCAACTCCCATCTTTACTAGATGTTCATGTACTCTTAGTCCTAGTTCAGGACTTGTTTTAGTTTTATTAAAACTCATTTGATAACCCTCCGTTGTGATGGTTTTGTTTTGACATTTTGTCACCGTTGTGTGACATTAGTATTTATCAATATTTACTTTCTCTGAGATATTTCCTGTAGTCAGTAGACATTCTCAACATACTATGACCTTTGCCTTGTAAAATGTCACAAATACGGTCAATAGTACCATCATTATACTTGCTAATCTTACCAATATTACTGTGAGGTTTGGCCAACAATTTTTCTAGTTTTGCTAGTGCATCTTCTATTGACCAAGGTACATAAAGTCTTGTATGGTCATTAGAAAAAGTTTCAGGGAAAGACCGATAAGCAGGGAATAAAACATTACACCCAAGACTATCTGCTTCACTGACTGTGTTGGAAACCCAATCTTGAAGGGCGCAATTAAAGACGACCCGACTATCATTAAGAATATTATAATAAGCATTTTTTTCTAAGTTCTCGTAAACCGTTAACCAACCCTTTTCTTCAAACTTGCGAGTCCTGCTCATGTAAGATTGGTTGTTTGACTTAAGATTACCGCCACTACAGATAACAAATTCAGTATTGTGATTTGGATGTGAGGCATAATATGCTTCAATCAGATCCATATAAAAATCAGGTTGTTTTTCTTGATCCCATCGTGAACTGAACACCACACGCATACGCCGATCGTTGAAGTTTTTAATTTGCTCAACACGGCTTTGTACTTCATCAAGACCAAATGCAAGACCCGAGATATTATAGATTGGTGCCTTCCAACCTGCTATCTTCATATGCATGACCATTTCTTCGTTAGTAGCAAGTACACCATCTACGAACGAGTCAACCATTTTTTCATAATGGCCCATCCACTCTGACATGCCCCAGACATGAACAAAATCATCTGGATCAATAGACTGAGCAAGACAGCGAACAAAAATGCGAGGACGATGCTCAGGGTTGATTTGATTGAGAATATAAGGTAAGCTCTCGATTCCCGGCTGAAACATGTCCTCAAAGTAGATAATATCTTCATTGGTACATTCTCCTGCCTTCATCATTTTAACTAGATTCATTAGTTGGCTCATACCAAAGTATGTGCGACCATGTGCATCTAGGACCTGACCTGTTACGATGGCTTGGTCAGTAGTTAGTGTTTCACCAGGTACGATTACATAATTAATCTTACGCCGTTTAAATACACGTTCATTCCACTCTTGTAATTGTAGTGTGTAACGAGCCTTATAGGGCTCCAAGCCCATGTAAAATAGCTTACGCATCAGGTTGGTTTCATATCAGCATCCCACATACTCTTGACAGCTTTACCCTGCAAGAGTTTGGTATATTGCCTATATACATAGCTTTTAGTGCTATAGAGTTCGGCTTCGTTAAAACGATAGCCATATTCTACACAAAAATCCCGATACTTTTCGAGGTCGTCGAAAATTGCATGTACACGGCTATTGGGTTGAAAATTGAATTTTGCCATTATATTTTTCCTTTAAATAGCAAGTTGTTGATAAGGTTTGGTTGTGTTGTAATAAATTGTGGCACCGTTCTCACCATCTTCCGATACAGTGATATTAATGTCACGGTCGGGATAGCGATTAGCGATAGCTAAGTATAAGTCATCACTAATCATTTCACAACTTTTATGGTTCAATTCTAGTGTACCACGATAAAGGTTTTCCAACCATCGCTTAAACTGAATAAACTCAATATCCCTGTCGTTGTGAAATACTTGAATCGCCACATTGAAATGAAAAATGTGACGATGCGGAGTTCCTAGAAAGCTTACATCATATTCATCACCTGTTGCTAGAGCAGCATCAATTGCTGCCGCTGGATAACAATGAATACCTTCTTTTTGAAAAGTAACCCAAATCATGCGTTTAGCTTGTTCTTTAATATGGTTACGCTTTTCTTGTTTTGCGAGTGCTGCTTGTTCCATTATCTGTCATCCTCAAAATTGACTCGGTCATGTTCTTCTTCCCATTGAAGTTTCTGCAATTTTCTAATATCAAGTTGAATTTTTGATCGTTTACCGATCAAGTCTTGAAGCATTGCTTGGTCTTTATTCTCACTTTTTGTCAATGAAAAAATTTCAGTATCTAATTTTTGATAAGCTTCTTGTAAATTTTTAATTTGAGATTTATATGGCATATTAATTCTCCAATATTTCATTCATCATATCATCACTGTCTTCAATTGTTTCTTCTTCGGGTTCCTCTGTAGCGAATAATTGATCAAACATAGTCATGGCATTTACTGTTTTCTTACCACTAAATCCTTGACTACCACTTTGCATTTGCATCCAAAATCTACTATGATGATCTATCAAGTCCAAACTTTTTTGACGGTCTTTGATAGAGAAAATTTCATCTACAATTTCACTAAAACGAATACGCTCAAATGTTTCATTCATAATCATCTTTGGAATGATACCTTGCTCATATCTACGATTAGCCTCTTGTACCGCATAGATATGCTGATATACATTGTGACTTTGAAGTAGAGTGTAACTTAGTGTGTCCCAACTAGTTTTTGTTTCTTTACCATGTTGACCGACGAACCCTTGACCTCTGTAGCACAAGTCCTTAATCATCATTCTATCAGTTACTGGACTATCTGTAAACAGTTTATGGACACCATCTTGTAATACACCGTCACGGAATTTACGATTGTCTGTAGCATAAGATTTTTTCTCTGCGGTTTTTTCCATGCTATAGGACCATTTCTTATTATGCTCAATACTGGTATTGAAATATGCTAGTCCTTTAGCCGCACTGAAAAATGGACTAGCGCAGTCAAAAGTAATCTGTAGTTTTGGATTATGATATTTACGAACCGCTCGTTGGATATCTGAAAAAAGTACAGCATATTCTAAGATACTTGTGCCCAAACAATGAATCAAATCATGTTTACCTTCTTGTAAAAGACCATCATGGATAATACCCACGATTCGTTTAAGTGTAAGATGAATATCGATCTTAGTTTGTCCGCCAAATGCCCAACCATTGAAATGATTTTCAGGATAGATATTTGAATCACAGTACTTTTTCATCTCTTCATACCATTGATCACTTTGAGTATGTGTAAGACCCTGTAGAACATTTAAAAACTTGCAGTTACCATTACGGTTCTCAATAAAGTATTTGTTATTGATATGAGTAGCATCAATAGCCTCTTGAATGGTACTGATACCATGCAGTGATTTGCCAGTCTTTGGGTCTTTTAAATGAAATGTGCGTAGAGATTGCGAAGGAATATCAAGACACATTCCATAGTCCATGTATGTGTCCATCCAATTTAGAACTGCTTTACGCTTAATCATTGCTTTGGGACAGTTGGGATCTTTCCAATCTGCGGGCCATTGACCTTTAAGAATTTGAAAACCACCTGAATCACCTAGCATGAAAGTATCTGCTTCGCGGTCACGGATAATACTTTCGTTGAAGTCAACTTTAGTAGTATCCAAATTAGCGTGACCAGCAGAGTAAAGTCCCCACTTATAGTAGTACAGTCCTTCTTTACTATTAAGAAAGTTTAGTTTTTCTACATCACCGCCAAACCCTTGTGGGATTCTTGCAGCGTCAAAATATTCTTCACCATTGCGCTGTTTACCCAAGCCAGCAATGTAGAAACTACTAACTGCTGGTAAGAATAGTGCCCAATTGGGATCGTGTGCGGCTGATAGATTTACTTGTTCCATTATGCTTTTAAGAGCGTAGTAACCACTTTAATCTGCTCTTTAGTGTAGTTGAGTTGGTCAACTAAATCTTTAAGAGTAGTATTTTCTTTTGCTAGCTTTTCTAGTTCGTGTTCTTCATGCATTTTTTCTCTAGCCCATCTCAAGATCATCAGATAATCATGGTCAGCATTTAAATTTATTGAATTTTCAATATCTATCCAACCAGTGCCATTACTTACCTGAAATTTTTTACTCATGCCGTTCCATTGAACAGACCCGGTAACACTTGGTAAATTATATGAAGTATCATTTTGAAAAAATGGCATACTACCTGAATGATTAATTTTAATCATTTTACTTGAGCAGGCAGAAGATATTGATATGTAGCGAGTCCACTGTCAACCGTAATTTCAGCAACACCTTGATCAGAAATACGAACGATTTTGTCACCGGGAAGATCCATGAGTGCTAAGAAAACTTTAACGGGCCACTGCCATTGACGACTTAATGTACCAGTAATATCTAGCTGAAAAACAAAGTTACCTGAGTGAGTTGATGGATCACCAAAGTAAATCTTAAGATCACCATTGTCAGTTTTAGTAACGAAATTTTGTTCTTCGCTATTAGCCTGTGCTTGTTTTTTCAAACGCAAGATACCTGCAACAGTAGGTTCAAACTCTACGTTCCATTGAGCACCTTTGAATGTTGGGGGCTTTACTTTTTCTTCGATCACAGCCTTAGCCATCAAACGATAATCATTAACAAAGTCACCCACTTTTGTTTCGAAGTGAATGCCAACTGGCACATCTTCTCCGTTTTTATTTTGTCTAGTGACATTAATTACGGCACGTTCATCATAGTCATCAAAACTAAGAATAGTTTTGAGTTTGTTGAGATTAGGCATCCCAAATGTACCAATAAAATCAGCAGAGGGACTATTAAACTTTCCATTAACAATAACGCTTTTGTCTTCGGCAACAGCATTAATCTGTGTTTCAGTATCAGTACCTGTGATTTTGATAAGGTCAATACACCCTAATCCATGTGTATATTGAATCAAGTCTTTTAAATTATCTTTCATATTTTTCCTTTATATCTGTTATTTAGGTTTCGATAGTACATATTATAGTGGAATTTATTGCGAAATGCAACATCAATTTAACCAAAAGAAAATAAATCATCAAATGTTGTTGTGGTATTAGTATCGCTACGCAGATTCCAATCCAATACACCTAATAAATTTTCAATCTTTTCATCTACTAGAGTTCTTTCCATTTCAGCGTCATCAAATGGAAGTTCACAAAACCATGCCGGCAACCTCAACTCATCTGTTGGATATGCTACTGAAGTAAACCCCAGTGGATTTTGTTTAAGTTTACACACTACCACTTTCATGCCATCTACAATTTTCATTGAATAATTATCACTGTTTACTTTACGCAAATAGTTATAATTAAGAGCGGCTCTAACATGACCCGGCATGTTAGCTTTACCAACCTTGCTTTTTGCTTCTAAGTCGCCATACATAGTAAGTTTATTAACTGACTTGGGCGATCCTTTAGTCCAACTGTCCTGTGCTGATAACTGACGCTTGAACTGTTTAATTAATTCAATAATCTGATCTCTTTGCTCACCGGCAAGCACTTGCTTAAGAATATCCATTAAGAATTCTTGTATATATTTAGGAGTATCAGCACGTTTTAAATCAAGCCCCATGGCTTTGATATCACCTGTTTTACCATTAATGTCTTTACGTTTACCTTCTTTGTCAAAGATATTGATAGCGTATCGTTTCTTAGTGATAAACAAACTACGATCACCAATCAATTCACGACCAGCTTTGATGATTTCTCCGTTCTTTCTTGGAGCATGAAACGCACGTTCCATGAAAGATGGAAACGAATCATTAGCTTGATCCGCTATGCTATCATACAAGCTAATACACATTTCTTTATTCCAATCCAGCTCACCTTTGGCAATTTGTTCTTTGAGCATAGGATATGCTGTGAAATAACAACTATCGGTATCGCCATATACAATTGCACTGCCCTCATGAGAATAAGTACCTTCAACTAATTCATTGATAGTACTCATCATATGACGAACAATTTGGCGACCGCTTAGAGTAACACTTTGACCAATACGCTTATCATAGAAACGACAATGTTCATTAAGCAGTGCGCCATATGCAGAGTTTAGCAAAATCTTACGAACCAATTGACGTTTATCCCAATACTCTCGGTCTTCGTCGGTAGTTGATTCTTTGAGTTTTTTCTGCATGACCTTACGATCACTGTACCAACGTGAGAGTAGACCTGGAATAACGCCCTCTTTTTCGTAAGTATAGATAGTACCATTTGCGCTAATGATATATGGCTTATGGCTATCAAATACCAACTTCCATATTTCTGCCGCACTCATTTCTACACTACGACCATCTTCATAGTCTAGTGTAAGCATAGTGCCACGTTCTTGATTCATAACAGCAGTATATTCCAGAGAGCCAAACAAGTTTTCCCAAAGAATACTACCTGTTACGTCATCATCGCCTTCTTTGTATCGTTTCTTTTCAGTGGCTAACCGACGACCTTTTTCATACATGTATTGGTCAGTAAGTGTTTGTCTGACCTGTGCGACAATGGTTTCTGGGGCCATGTTAAGAGCGCGGATAGCTGAGGGGTAGAGCGAGTTGATATCGACCGCCCCAACCCATTCGTGAATACCTCTTTTGGGAGTAGCAACATAGGCACCTGCCGCTTGTTGGACATCTTCTGCATTTTCAACCTTTCGTTTTTTATCAGGAACAACTAATCCACGTTCGTGGGCTTCATTCATAATTGCCATTTCAATCATCGCCACAGAACCCATTACTGTTGGAAGCAATACAGTGTTCTCATGCGCCAGTTGATTTGCCAATTCTAAGAATTTTAACTTGTTGTGAATCTTAACCAACAACATTGTATCTTGCCTGTTATATTCAATAAAGCGTTTAAAGTCTTTATTGTACAATTGGTCAAGAGTACCTTCATATTGCGTTTTGTTTTCACCTACTTCCATCTCACCGATAGAGTCTAGCTTATAGCTATGTCTACTTTCATAGTTATACTTTTTATATAATTGTAGATAGTCCATATGAACGCGACCGACCAAGTCATAGGTCGTTTCACTTTTACCAAATCTTTCATATTCACGTGGCTTGGGAAGTTGACCCATCAAGCAAAACTTGCGTGTATCATCCTTACTCATGACCCTAGTAACACGATTGACCATGTAAGGTATATCATATCCCTCAGAGTTCCAACCAGTTAGTACATCAGCATCTTCAATCAGTTGAAAGAAAACATCAAACATATCCTTTTCGTTTTTAAATAGAATAGTGTTATCAAATTCTCCTACAATTTCTTGTGCCGTTTCTTCAGTCATATGTTTGGGAGCAATGACCAGTGTAAAGCATTTATCAAGCCAATCTAAATAACAACTAATAGCTGTTACTGGGTTGAATGGGTCGCTTGTGGGACTAAATCCCTTTTCAGGATCGAAATCAACCTCAATGTCAAAAAAGCATGTATGAAGTTTAGGTGCATCTACTTTTAAGTAGTTTTCACTTAAGCACCTAAATAAGACATTAACGTCACTTTCGAACAGTTTTTTACCTGAATGAATTCTACGTTCTTTTTCAAACTCGGCACGTTTGCGAGTTGAAAATTTGCTAACAGGATCTCCATAAATACTACGATGTTTACCTTTTGGATCGGTAAAATACATAGTATAGTTAGTAGGAAACTCACGATAAGTACGTTTACCTTCGGGAGTTCGTTCTACGACAAAAATTCTATCTGAATCTCTGTCTAAGATAGCATCTACATAACTCAAAGAGTTTTTCCAACGGTTTCTAAGATTTCGTTCAAATCTTCGTGTTCTTTGTTAGTCTGTCCCAAGCTAGCCTTGTGTGCAATTCGGATTGCTTTTTTTAGAATACTTGGTTTAATTTCCAATTCTTCTGCTACTGCTTTAACGGTATCCGACAGTCCTTCAGTAAGGGCATCGATTTCGTGCATAGTTGCCATACCTTCATTGACCATTTGCGTAAGTTTAAGTTTTGCTTCGGCGCTAAAAGTTCGTGTAGACATAAGTTCTCCTTTAAAGTGTGATAGTATATATGTTTGTGTGGATAAAGTCAATCATTTAGTCTTGCTTTTCAATCAAACGTTTTACCACAGTGTGTAAGCCTGGGTTAACTTTTAATGCATTGGGCATCATCAAATGCCTAATGTAATTACGGGTATATTGAACGTCATCATTACTTAGATCCTCACACCAGCTAATATTTTTACGTTCGCACCAATTAACAAATTCACTTTTTCTAGTAGTTAGAAAAGGACGTAATACGTTGTCTCTGGTTTTTGGAATTACTTTGGGAGTACCGTGCATACAAGACCAAAGATAAGTTTCGGTACAGTCATCAAGGTGATGTCCGGTTACCACAGGACCAAGTGGTTCAAAAAACTTGTATCTTTCGTTTCGCCAAAATTCTTCTTGGCTTAATTCTTTGGGTTTGGATGTGTAGAGCATTCCAACTAAGAGAGGAAGATCCCGATCAGTGCAGAATTTGGCAACGAACTCAAATGCCCGTTGAGAATTTTCTGTTCCATGATGATAAAATGCACAAGTTACCTCATGATTTTTCGTTAGGAAATCAGTGATAGCTACACTATCTACGCCACCACTTAGAGCAATGGTAATTTGTTTTGGTAATGAGAAAAGTAATTTGAGCATCTGTGTATGATAACACAGATTTGAATTTAAGTCAAACTGTTATTGGAAAATATGGTGATTTCGTTCGCCGTATATCTTAATAAATTTCCCAGCAAGCATATCTGCTTGAGCTTCAATTGGGCTACCCGGATAACTAGATCCTGGTTTAATCAAATCCAATTCACCTTGTTTAACGTGAACCAATTCATGAAATACCGTTCTTAGGATATCAACCAAGTTACGATTTTTAGCATATACCCAAATGCTATTTTCACCGTGTACATGTCTACCGGTATGATGATTAGTTTGTGCTTCTTCGGTATCCATGCTTAATTCAATCTTGGGAGTGGTTTGTAGATTTAACTTTTTAGCAGCCCAATCTACAAATTTTTCTACTTCTTGTTCTAACTCATAATCAGCATCGTCTTCGTCTAATTTACCTTTAATCCAACTATCAGGTCTACGATTGAATTTTTTCACAAATAAATCATTTAACGCATCATGATTAATGTCATGTTTTTTAGCAATTGCTCGTAACAATTTATCAATGGTCTTGTAGTTATGTTTAGATAGGCTAGGAAGTTTTTTATATAACTCCATGACCGCAGCCTCACCCACGAATGATTTAGATATCATTATGCATTCACCACATGACGGAGAACAAACCTATTGGGATCTAGTGAACTAGCACTATTTCTAGCCATGCGACGATAATCATCTAATCTTGCCAATGCTTGTTCATCATCCCGTGCCTGAAAAAGTTCATATTCTTCACCAGTTCTACTGTCATAAATTTGATATTCATTATTTCTGCTTGGTGGTTGACCAAATGCAGGTTCAGCAGGACCTGCACTTACTTTTGCTTTAATAGGGCCTGCGGGTTTTTGTATGCCTCTTGCTCTTTTAAGTAAAGTTATTAAGTCTTGTTTCTGTAATTGACCAGATGAATACTTAGCAAAAACATCAAGTGCGTCACCTTTTGTTGTAGGTTTTAATAATTTATATAATTTTTTAAGATATTCTGTGCGATATTTTTGTGGATCGCAAGCAGCATCTAATGCTACTACAAATCTTAATAGTGTATTTTCTAATTTAGGTATATCTTCATTTAACCAATCGCCACCCGGGCTGCGAAATTCAATATAGCCTTCTTTAGCATTAATACTAACATATTTGCCAGTAATTCCACTATGAATAAGTTTTGCTGCCTCTACACTTAAACCCTTTCTCATTTCATCAAAAAAAGTAAGTAACTCCGGTTCACCCTGTATATAGGTGGCTCTAGTCTTTAGACTACTCATTGCACTTTTTGCGAAACTATTTGCTGAACGATCAAATTGGTCTAATACATATTCATCACCTAATAATAGCGCAAGTTTTACATAGTCTAATTTTTCACGGCTACACCCAGGTACACTTACATTCATGTGTAAACCTGTACTTCTATTAGTATAACAATTATTTGTTCTAGCCCATTGAACTACTTCATTTAAACTAGTAATCATTTCATCTAAGGGCAATGGATTACTTACAAATTCTAAACCTGAATCACTAGGTTCTTTCTTTGAAGTAAGACTACCATCTGGTTCTATAGTATAAGTATCATTTGGTTTACTACGACCAATAGGTTTCCAATCGTTACTTCCTCCTGACATATAATAACTACCATGGTAACTATCACTTATAGCTATATTATTAAGACCAAGATCGGTCATAAATTGTAAGGCAACTTCTTTTATAGTTCTTTCACCTTCAGCCTCTGGGTATGTCCAATATGGCCAAGTAATATCATAGCCTGATTCAATATCACTCATGGATCTAATGCCTGAATCTCTTAAAAACTCTCTTTCATTTGATTCATCATTCATATATTCTCCGAGCATATCTTCTCTAAAAGCTTCATCTGCTTGATCATATATTTCATTACCATGGCCTTCTTCTACAGCCTTTTCAACTATTTTGTCAAGTTCATCTCTATCTTCGTATTCAACATTTTCTTTTGCCCATTGATATACATGCTCGGTTGGTGAATGGTCCCAATCTTCACTTATTTTTTCGCTTACCCATTCTGTATATTCTTCTTGTAATTTGCTATGTAATCTACTAACTTCAAATGGGCTATTCCACTCACCATCGGCTTCAAAAAATTCATATATTTGGTCAAGACTTCTTGCAGGTATATCTTCATCATAATCAGGCTCTGGGCTTGAATCTTCATCTTCACCGCCTGCAACATCAGGTACATACATTTCAAATTCCATACCTGCCATGGCGCCGGTGCCTGCCGCTAACTGCTTTAATGAACTTGGACTCATGTCTATTTCGTCCAAGACTTGGGTTTCAATTATAAACTCAATTGCTCTCATACTATTATTTAGTTTAGTTAATGTTTTACAGCAAAGTGACTACTAAGACTAGCTCGCATAATAACTAAATCACTTTCATTATTAACTTGTATTGGATCGTCTATATCATCATCATTTTCCCAAGAAGCAGGTGGAAAATTTAAGAACGTGAAAATAGTACGCCAAGTCACTATGCGTCCTTGGCTATAAGCCAATTCTAGTACCGACATGATAGAATTAACAATTTGCTGTGTTTTAAAATCTAGTGTAGTATTCATGGTTGCCAATATTATTCTTGCTTAATTACCCCAATTTGCTAACAATCCAACCTTGTATAAAAATGGTAAATTATATACATCATTATAATAAATCTTTATAGCATTGTTGATTGCTTTAAATTCTTTTTCACCGGCATGTACTGGGAACAAATACCAATGTTTATTAATCGCACGAGATAGTGTATTTGAAGGTCCTTTATTAACACCTAAACTTTTTGCCCCTGCTTTTGTCATAGATTTTTCAAATCGCTTTTGAATTTTAACTAGTTCAGGATTACTGTTAGCCTGTTCACTTACATTGACCCACCCCCAACCTGATATAGTAACACCAGGTGTTTTACTTAAACTGATCCAATTTCTACGACCACCTACAGTTTGGCTTTCACCTGCTATTAATTGTATACCTTGATCTCTAAGTGCTATCTTGTATAATAGATTACCAATACCCATGCCACGATAATCTTCTGTAACAGTTATGAACTCTACAGTATATGCAGGCTGTAGTGGAAAATCTTTCACAAGAGATAATGCCAAGTCACCTATTATCTGATCGGAATTATTAACTATGATAACATGATATTGACCAACATCATCTTTTGGAATAATACCATATCTTAAATCCTGATCATCGGGAACAGGCTTTAGTTTCTTAAACATCGCACTTATTTGGGGGATAGCGGCTCGTTCTAATTGATCAATATAATCCTTACCATGGCTTGATACATCAGATTGTGGTATTCTAACAATAGCATCTTGTACTATTTCTTCATCTACCATAAACTCAGTAAGTCTCATTATGCACGGGCTTTTTTCAAAGTAGCACGTAGCATCCAAGCATTCTTTGTATACAAATCTTGCAATTCAGCCATATAGTTAGCAATTCCCTGAGCATTTTGTTTGGTAGCAATATCAAATATTTCAACTACTAATCTTGTCATTGTTTCAGAATTTTCTAATAATTCTTCTAGCATTAGTTCAGCACGTGGAATTTTATACTGTTCTTCAATGATACTTAGTTCAAGCATTCTACTTAGGCTTCCGGGTGAATAACTATCTAATGTTCTGATATATTCAGCGATAGTATCAATGGTTTCATAAATATTTTCATACATTTTTTTCAAAAATTCATGATATTGAGGAAAATCAGGACCTTCAATATTCCAATGAAATCCGTGTGTTTTTGTGTACACTACAAATGTACTTCCTAATAGAGTTTTTAAGTTATCTGCTAACATTATTTTGGGTATCCTTTTCTATTCCAATAAAAATCATAATCTTTCATTTTTTCTTTTTTCCTTGGCAATGAGCCTTTTGTGAAAATCCTTTTGGATGATTGCAATCTATGCTTCTCTTATATTTATTGCTCCACTTCTCATCTAATTCTTCCTGCTCACTAGTAAGAGTCATTATACGATAACCACCTTTCTTTTTAAAAGGACCGTATTCTTGTTCATAAGAACCAGGCATTGGTAAACCTTTTGTTTCACTTATACCTTGAAGAATTGAACTTTCGGTAGTTTTCTTTTTAGTAGCAACATTGATAGCTTTACCACTACGTTCGGGATTTGGATCTTCTCTGCGTTTGCGTGAAGCGGCACTAGCACGACCTTTTTTACCTAAATTCTGTGCTTTGCTTTGTGGTAAACATTTTGGTTTACCTTCGCTGCCATCACCTCTAGCGCAAGCACCACGTATCTTGCCATCAGGTCCAAATCTTACCCATTTCTCTTTGAACCATTTATGTAAATCCTCATCAGTTTGTTCTATACCTTCTAGTATAGAACTTTCACTCTTTGTTCCCCAGTTGTTAGCACCTTTCTTACGACATTGTACTAATGCACCTGATGCATATGCACTGGGCCATACTTTATATCTGCTTTTTACTTTATAGTAGCAAGCATCTTTCTTTTCGTTAATCATTTCTTCGCTAAACATTGGGCCACCGCACTCGGGGCATTGTTGATAGCCTTCATTAGTATTCTTCACGCAGTTAGGATATGTTTTACCAAACATTTTCTTGTTACCTTCTTTGTGATAACCTTTCCAACAAGCTTCGTCAAGCATGTCGTGTTCCCACACCTGACTACCTTCCCCGCGATTTTTATCCCAAAAGTGTTTACCTGCTCTAGTTTGATCATTGCTGCGAAGAATATTAAATCCAAGACTTTTTACATAATCGTAAATGATTTTAGCGATTCCTTGACCACGAAACTCTTCATCAATCGCAAGATCAGCAGGTACTAGTGTATTGCCATCACGGTCAAATACAGCATAACCAGCTTGATATTCATCAACTATAGGACGAATGATTACCTCAGCTCCATCAACCGCAACATTTAACTTTATGCCACCAATGTCAACATTAGTGCCTTCTGCCATACTTTCTCCTCCACCGCCATCGCCACCGCCTTCGCCAGATTCTCCACTAGCATAATAGCCATAGCCCGGGAAGAAATATCTGCCTAAGGATCTTGAAGTTTTTTTCTTTTTCTTTTTTCGGCCTTCCGCTACACCTTGCTGACCTTGGGCAACTGCTACATACGCAGGACCTGTATAACCTTCGGGATATTTAGCAAAGTGTTGAATAGTTCTGTGCCAACCTTCTAACAGTTCGTAACCCTCAGATGTTTTTATTAGTAGCACTGGTTCTTTTCTAACACCACCTTGCTGTTGTGCTAGTTGTGCTTGGGTAGCATGTCTTTCTTTGTCTTTAGGTATACCCATACCTAAATCACTTTTACCACCAGCACGCCCGATTAATCGCTGTTTAGTTATTGGATCAAACATATCCATTGTAAACTTCATGTTGGGCACAAGTTGCCAAGGATTGACATTGGGACTTAATCCTGCTCCTGCGATCATTTTAAGGATTTCGTCTTTGATATTCCCGCCATCGGCATTGAAATTCTTGTTTTTCCCCTTTCCTTTATACAACCAATCTTGTACAACATAATCAGGCCAAATTGGTACTATACTTTTGATGTATTGATACATACGATCACGCAATTCAGTAATCTGTGCCGAGCCTTCCGCCACCGCTTGCTCGTTTATATGAAGTATTCTCTTTGCTTTATCGTTAAGGTCGCCGGGTTTAATAAGTTTAGCAGGTATTGTTTTTGCTTGGGCCTTTATCGCTTTATGTAGTCTATGGTTGCCATCAAGTATAAATTGTATTTGCCCTTGCTCATCTAACATAACTAAAATGGGAAACTGGTTAGACACTATTACTTGATTAATCCTTTCTATTTCTTCTGGGTTTCCGTCCCAATGAATTAGTTTACTTTTTAGATTATCGTTTATAGGTAAATTTATTTGTTTGATATGATCGGTTAGTTCTAAAATATCCTGCAGTGTAATTTTTTCAGTGTCGGTTGACCAACTTGTTTCGGCTCCGCCTTCCGCTACACCTTTCTTACGAAGTGTATGCCGTGCTTGGCGAGTGTCATGATCTGCGCCTAATCGTTTATATACGTTAACAGCGGCATTATTTGCATCTGTATCTGATGTTATATCATAATGGTCACTTAAACTTTTTAACAAATCTGTATAAAGACCTCGACCTCTCAATTCTTCATCAAACACTTGAGAATATTCAACTTCAAGTGAATCACCCGCTACATCGGCCCAAACACCAGCAACAGTCTTGCCTGCAGGATCAGTTACTCTAACGAATGTGTTTGCCGCTACATCACTTTTCCAAGGCACTTCACGCCCTGCTTCAAACTTCCAAGTGTACCCCGAGTCAGTTTTTCCACTAAGTGGGGACGAACCATCTTCAAATACATCTCTACCCCAAGCTTTCCACATTTCACCACCAGCACTGCTTTTATATGGGCTTGGTTTAATATCATTACCTAGATTTTTAGCATATTGATACATTGCTGTAGCAATACCCTTACCACGATATTTTTCTTGAACTTTAGTTTCATCACTTTCTAACCAACTGTCACCGTTCTTACCTTTTTTACGAACTAATACAAAACTTGCTGATCCTATAACATCCATAGTTTTAGGATCATATGCTTTTACGACTAGACCCTTAGCATCTTTACCATATACCATAGACCCTTCAAATTCACTAGCATCAAATATATAGTTGCCAATTTTTTCAGGTTTGGTACTAAAGATTGGAGCATTCTTTGGTCTGTTAAAAATCTCTGGGCTAGTTTTTTCTGTTACTTGTTTTTCAGTATCATCTTCAGGCTTTTTCGGCGGAGGCATGATACGGTCTAGTTCTTGTTGAAACTTTTCTCTATCTGCTTTATTTTCAGGACTATTTTGTTGTTTTTTTAAAGCACGATTAAAACGCAATTGTGCTGGACTGGGTCCTCCCCAGTATGATTCGTTTGTTTCTTCAGGTTCTTTTTTTGGCTCGGAGTCTTTACCTATATAGTCTCTTGCTACTTTGACCTGCTTAACCAAGCTAGCAGCACTGTTATTAGAACCATTACTTTTATAGAAATCACTAGTATCTCCCTGTAGGTTCTTGTCGGTACCTTTGCCAATACCTTTTAAAATGCTGCTCATGGTATTATCTCATTTATTTTTAATTATTTAGGGTACATCGGTGCAAGACCGGGTTTGAGTGCTTGCATTGATCCATCTGCCTGTTGCTTAGCATTAGGCCAACGACTTAAGTAGTCTTTAAGCCAAGCTTGATATGCTTCAGCCATGGCCTCTATTTCATCTCTAGGTAACTCATGAATGTTCGGTAATCTATTAGGATTGATAAAATCACCTTTGGCATTGACAGGAATACCATATTCTAGTTTATGTCCTAATGAACTTTTTGTAATTGGACCATCTTTAGTATAGTCAATTTTTCCTGCACGTTGTTGAGCAGCATGTTGATTTATTGCCTGTTGTCCTGCAAATTGGGTGTTTATAAATTCTTGAGCTTGTGCTGGTGTCAGTCCTGCGGGAGGCAATGACATTCCACCTGCATGAGCACCTCCGCCACCAAATGCAGCAGCACCAGCAAGAGCAGCGCCAGCTAATTTACTCCTCCAATCTTCTTCAAGGTCTTCTCCTTTAATCTTTTTTGCTATTTCATGACCTTTGACTATTGTACTTTTTTTTAAAGGTGGTTTATCACCTGATGATTTCATGGCCTGAGACATACCAACAGCATATGGATTTACTTTTTTCTTAGATTCGGATACAGGTGTTACGCTGGTCCATTTACCATCAGGACCTTTCTTTACAAATTGATTTGGTTTGAACTTACTGGGAAAATAACCATATGCTCTCATAGCTTGGTCTGGTGATTCTGACCATCCGTGTGATTTTGCTAAATGTGTTTGAGTATGTCTAATAAATTTTCTCAGAATCTTTTTACTAGATGGGTCAAATTGATACCATACATCAGATTCATCATTTGGATCATATGCTTCTTCAATACTTTCACCAGCCATACCGTTACCAATGACTCCGCCAGTCATTTCATTTGCAAATCTTTGCTGTTCCATGTATTCACGAACAGTGTTTAAATAGTCACTGGCTTTGATAATCTTTTCTTGTACCCAGCCTTCGATACCATCTTCTTCGCTTACATCACCAAGCATATCAAAAATCATTTTTGCATTTTTGATAGACTGATAAAGATCGCCTTTAGCCATTTCTACTTCTCTATCAGTTCGGTCTGATGCTTTAGAAATGAAGCCTCTTGAGTTTCTACCGTGTCCTGGAACTAGAATTAAATCTTCTTCTTGTAAATCATCTCTGTTAACTTTTTCAGGCTTAGAAGTTAACATTTTGCGAGCTTCTTTCTTAGTTAGATTATATTTCTTTTGAAATTCTTCATCTGTTAAATCTTTAAGATCCATTGAAAGTTCTTTGACACGACCTTCAGTTAGACTATTGGCATATGGTTTACTAGTTTTTTTACCTTTGAATAAGTTACCTACTTTTTTCTGTCCATAGATACTTGGATTTCGTGTTTGCATACCATTCATTGTAAAAGGTACAGTAGCAACTGAACCAGCGGTAGTTGAAGATTCTATAATTTGATTAATTTTCATAACAGTATTCCGTACTAGATTAAGTATTTATCTTAGCCTGTTATGAATGACACTTAGTTTACCAATAGATATTACCAGTACCTTATGTCAATTTATAAAAGCAATAACTAATTATTTATTGTGTTGAGAATGGTGCTGTTGGCGTTGTGATAGTACGGGCAATGCCGTTGGTAATGCGGAAGTCTTGAATAGAGCCGTTACAGTATCCAGTTATTGCAGAATTATAATATTCCGCACCCAACCTTAAAACGGTGCCAAACGCTGAAGAACTTGTGTAAGTTGAGCCAACTTGAGATCCATTTAGATATAGTCTTATTATGTTACTAGAGTCTCTGGTAGCTGCAATATAATTCCATGCTTCGGGGGTTGGAGTGGTACCGGAGGTTATTCTCTCTGCATTGTTTGACCAAAGTTTTAACAATGTACCAGAAGATCCAATATAAACCTCAATTCCAGTGGCAGTAAATGCGTCGCCAATAGTAAAACAATAATTATTTCCTGATCCAACTCTATAAAACCAAAACTCAATTGTAAAAGCACCGTTGAGAGTTGGGATGGTTGGAGCTATTAAATAATCCGTCGAGCCATTGAATTTCATGCTCGTAGGAGGCCATTGAGGCGTAGGTGTTGAACTAGCCTGAGCATTCGCAACCGTCGTTACCAAGTTCTGCGCGGCGGCGTCGAATATTCCTGCATTGGTGAAGTTGAGCAGGAGGCTGGTGTTTGTGATTGCCGTTACTGGTGCGGTCGGTGGAGTGAACGCTTCGGTGTAGACTGCCGTGCCGTTTACTATGCGGAAGTTGGAAATATTAACGTTGGCAGGGTATAAACCACCGTTGCCAGATGGGTTCGCACCAATTGGCTGAGTTCCTGTATATGTAAAACTTGAAGCGTTTGATGATTGTGCAACCTGCACTCCGTTTACATACATCTTTAGATTGTTTGCGCCCACTCCAGTCCGAACAATCGCAATGTGATTCCAGCTATTGGTTGGAATTGAATTGGGATTTGACATAAATCCTAAGTTTCCAGTAAACCACAACGTATTGCCGCCGCCAGAGACTGAATTAAGATATATACCAGGGCAATTATCCGTGTTGTTTCTCCACCCCCATAACCAATAATTTGTCGGATATACAGGGTTCACGGGAACATTTAACCAAAATTCTAAAGTAAAATTATTCGTTCCTAATGCAAATGTTTGGTTGTATGTCAAATAATCTGTACTGCCATTGAAATAACTACTTCCCCCGTACTCCGCAGTGGTATATGGGGCCGCCGAAAAGAGCGGCTGAAATGCTTGGACTTTAGGGGTTCCATTTACTGTAATTGCGAAGTTATTGGTGCTGTTGTCTCTAAACCTGTTGCTTTGGCAAGTTAGAATTGATGTGGCTGTTCCAGTAATTGCTTGAATTGTGCCGCCATTTCCTGTTTGTGTAGCAGCTAGCGGCGATGTTGGGGGAGTGAAAATGCCTGTGTAAACTGCTACGCCTTTGACAATGCGAAGATTGCTTAAATACCCGGTAAGCAGGTAAAGAGAACTATTGTTTGTTGTCGCAACGTTCAGTGACGTTGCTGTACCAGAATAATTATTTGCATCAGTGATTGTGCCCGCTGCGGTCCCATTTATGTAATATGTAAAACCGTTAGTAGAGGTGCTAGTTCTTACTAAGGCAAAATGAGTCCATGTGTTTAATGGAATTGCAATTGTTGCCGCTGTTAAGTTTGATACGCCCGGAATTGAGGCATAAATGAAACCAGATGAATCTATTGCTACTTGAAACCCATTACCAGAAAACGCTCCGCCGCAAATAAACGGCGTACCAGACCTAGAAGTTTGATATACCCAACCCTCAACGGTATATGGGTTAGTGCCAAACTGCAACACAGTTGAAGCAGTTGTAGAACTTAAATAATCCGTACTACCATTAAAATAATTACTCCACTGCCCATTAGGCCAATAAGGAGTCACAGAACCCTGCGTCGGTGTGCCAGTGCGGGTGATATTGAAGTTGTTAGTCGAAGAATCTAAGAACGTATTGTTCTGCTGTCCGTTGCTGCTAGTTGTGTTTAGCAACAGCGGGACATACGAGAAATACGGATCTGTTGCAGTACCAGTAATTAATGCTCCGCCCGAAATTGTAGCTCCATCTATCAATATTGCCATAATTCACCTGTACCAAATATACCCTTTCTCCAGACTAGTGGAATGATTTAATCTTTCCTTAAAAATACAATTAGAAACTATATTTTAATTTCTTGGGTAATTTGGAAACGGAATCCAGCTAGTTGTATCTTCATTCCAAAGATATGGAAATTCATCATCGGGGGGAGCAACTGGTGGAATATATGAAATCAATTCTTCATTCCATACCCAAGATACTGGGTGATCAGCATTGACAGCATTTTCTCTTGCTTCTGCAATTTGCTCTGGTGTAGGTGGAGGTAGAGTTATGTTGTTGTCTATCATTTGAAATTTTCCTTATTATGTTGTTGAATTGTAGATCTATCGTTATTGTCATAATTCACTATAGTATTTATCAAAACAATATTCATTTAGAACTTACTTTAGATCTTATCAACCAATTGAGCCTATGCCTGCTGTAAGACTGACGGAGCACCTAATGGCGCAAATGTCAATCTATAACCTTTAAATGTTATACTACCTATTACTGTCATAATATTTCCTGTTTATCATTTATTAATATTTTTAACCATAGGATGTTCCATAACAAGCTCTTGCAGTACCGGCACCAAATTCATCTGCCGCAACCACTCCAGTATTAGATACTAGATTAATGAATGATATATAATTACCATAAAGCTCACTATAACCAAATGCAAATATAGCTTTATCAAGACCATATCCTGCTGCTCCTGGAGCTTGCTTTATAATGCCAGCAGAGGTCGTATTAGAAGCAACAACACCAAGATTAGATACTAGATTGGTTATGTTGGTACTACTTCCACTACTTAGGGCACCAAATCCAAATATAGCTTTATCACCACCATATCCCGCTGCTGCTGGAAAACTCCTTGCAGCACCGACGCCGGCAGTATCAGTAGCAACAACACCAAGATCAGATACTAGATTGGTTATTGCTGTTACACCACCAGCAGTCGAACCAAATCCAAATATAGCTTTATCACTACCATATCCTGCTGCTGTTAGACCAATACTTGCAGTACCAGTAAAAAAGGTTTTATCAGTAGCAACAACACCGAGATTAGATACTAAGTTGGTTATTGATGTTACACCAACAGCAGTCGAACCGAATCCAAATATAGCTTTATTACCACCATATCCTGCTGCTGCTAGACCACTCCTTGCAGTACCAACACCAGTGGTATTACTAGCAACAACACCAAGATCAGATACTAGATTGGTTATATTAGTACGACCACTATTACCATTACCAAATCCAAATATAGCTTTACCACCGCCATATTTTGCTGCTGCTAGACTACCTCTTGCAGTACCTACACCGGTAACGTCATCACCAACAACACCAAGATTAGATACTAAGTTGGTTATTGAAAAGTAACCAACACTAAAATTAAATCCGAATCCAAATATAGCTTTAGATTCAGTTGGCGCTGTTGTAGTTGTAGTTGTAGTTGTCGGTGCTGCTGTTGTGGTAGAAGTTGTAGTAGAAGTGGTTGGTGCTGCAGTGGTTGTAGTAGTTGTAGTGGTTATTGGCCAACTAATTGAGCCTGTGCCTGCTGTAAATCTGTATACTTTATAACCAGCTCTGATAGGTTGATCATATGTTAAACCACCAGAGATTGAAGCTAGTGACGAGCCTGTGCTGGGATAAGCAATAATAACTACACCTGATCCACCAGCGCCACTGGTTGTGCCACCTCCCCGTGAACCACCACCGCCACCACCGGTATTTGCTGTAGCATTAAAACCATTGGCAGGATCTCCGGAAGCACCATTTCCTCCACCACCAGCACCACCTGCACCACCACCACCTTCTGATCCACCACCACCACCACCAGCATAAAATGTCGATGTGCCTGTTATACTGTATGGTAATCCTGCACCACCTGTACCACCTCTACTACCATTTGGACCAGTACCAGCACCACCTGCACCTCCGCCTCCGCCACCAATCCAATCACTGCCGCTACTAGGCCCACCATTATTTCCAAACCCACCCGATGCTGAAGATGGCTGTTGTGCAAAACCTCGACCCCCTCCCTGTGCTCCACCACCACCGCCACTGCCACCACTTGCTGCATGCCAGGATAGATTTTCATCAGCTCCTGCACCGCCATATCCACCGCCAATGGCAGTGATTGATCCAAAATTGGAATTTAATCCGTTATTACCAAGTGTACCACTAACAGCAGGTCCACCTGCCCCCACAGTGATAGACTGTGAAACTGCTGTATTAACCGCAAGTGTTGCATTATAATAAAGTCCACCTGCACCTCCTCCACCAGAAGCACCGTAGCCACCACTACCTCCCCCAGCAACAACTAATATTTCAATTGTGGGCGGTGGAACTGGTGGATCTCCACCATTGAATGTCATTCCACCGGTAATACTAATTCCACCCGTAAACGTAATTGCCATAATCTACCTGTTTGATTTTATATGGATCTTACCAAGTAATATTACCAGTTCCGCTAGTAAATCTATAGACTCTATACCCACTTCTAGTTGGTTGATCGTATACTAAGCCACCGGTAATAGATATCGGGGCAGTATATGTATCGGGATAAGCAATAATAACTACACCTGATCCGCCATTTCCTCCGTTCTGGCTGACATTATAATTATTTCCACCGCCACCGCCACCGGTATTTGGAGTTCCATTTCCACCATTTGTGTTAGTAGGTGATCTTCCTCCACCAGCAGCGCCGCCTCCCGAACCACCTGTAGGTGCAGTAGCATTACTTCCTCCTCCACCACCGCCTGCATAAAATGTAGCTGTACCAGTTATTGATGATTGTGACCCAGCGCCGCCGTTGCCGGCGGTACCACCGCCAGTACCTCCAACAGCTCCGGCGCCACCACCTCCAGCGCCGGAGTAGGGGTATTGGCTTCCTCCGCCTGGAGCGCCACCACCATTATTTCCTTGACTAGGAGAAGTTGAAGGAGTATTACCAGTACCGCCAGTTGGGCTAGCATACCATGCACCGCCTCCAGAACCACCGGGACCACCTTCTGCGTTACCTCCGCTACCTGAACCGGTATCGGTTCCCCCACCGCCCCCACCAGCAGAAGTTATACTAGCAAACACACTGTCAGATCCTGAATCCCCTCGGCTCGTTCTAGTAGAACCTCTACCTGTACCACCACCACCAACAGTTACTGTATAAGAAGTAGATTTTGTTATTGCTAATGTTGAAGTTCTAAACCCACCTGCTCCACCACCACCACCATTATCCCAACCGCCCCCGCCGCCTCCACCAGCAACAACCAAGTAGTCAACTGGAATTTGATTAGGTGCCAAAGTTGTAGTTGTAGTTGTTGGTCCTGCTGTGGTAGTACTTGTTGTAGTACTTGTTGATGTAGTTGTAGTAGTTGTTGGTGCTGCAGTGGTTGTAGTAGTTGTTGGTGCTATTGTAGTAGTAGTTGTTGTGGGTGCCGCAGTAGTTGTAGTTGTTGTAGGTGCTATAGCACCGTCACCAAATGTAACTCCTGTTAGAACAAGCCCACCTGTAATAGTTATTGGCATATTTTACCTGTTTAATTTTCTATGAATCTTACCAAGTGATAGTACCAGTTCCGCTGGTAAATCTATAGACTCTATACCCTGATCTAGCCGGTTGATCGTATACTAAACCACCACTAATAGATACAGGGGCGGTATATGTATCGGGATAAGCAATAACAACTACACCAGAGCCACCATTCGCTCCGTCCGTGCTGAAATTAGAGTTCGCACCCCCGCCGCCACCTCCAGTATTTATACTTCCAATTATACCTGCCGTGTTTGGACTTCTTCCTCCACCAGCACCACCTCCACCGGTACCACCTGCAGGAGCAGAACCATTACTTGCTCCGCCTCCGCCGCCAGCATAGAATGTAGCTGTGCCGGTTATTGATGATTGTGATCCAATACCACCGGCACCTGTGCCGCCACTGCCTGTACCACCTGAACCTGCATCACCAGCGCCACCACCACCACCAGCAGCGTATATACCGGCTCCACTAGCATTGGGGCCACCGTTGTTGCCTTGCCCAGCAGTGCCTAGTCCACCTGATCCACCAGCAGCAGTACCACCACCACCACTACCACCGGCGCCACCTGATCCCGGAGAACTTGGATTACCAAAGTTATTTCCGCCGGTGTCAGTTCCACCGCCGCCGCCGCCAAGAGAAGTTATAGAAGCAAACACACTGTCAGATCCTGGATCCCCTCGGAAT